ACATGATACCAGATCAAATAGAGGTTCAAAAAAAGTACACGGATATAAAAATTGTTTGTGTGCTTTCGATATCGAAACAACTAGATTGGAAGATATCGAGCAGTCAATAATGTATATTTGGCAGTTTTCAATTCTTTTTCTCGACGATCTGCATATTGACACTATAATAGGAAGAAATTGGACAGAATTTGAGTTATTTCTTGACAATCTTATGAATGACGATAACTATGCGTATTATATGATTTTTGTGCACAATCTTTCATATGAATTTCAGTTTTTGCGTGGTATATATACATTTTCACCGGACGAAGTTTTTGCAATAAAATCACGTAAAATACTGAAATGTGAAATGTCAGGGCGGTTTGAGTTTCGGTGTTCATATTTGCAGACAAACATGTCATTAAATATGTTTACTTCAAAAATGAAAGTAGAGCATCAGAAACTATCTGGCGAAAAATTCAATTATGAGAAAAAGCGTTTTCCATGGACAGAACTAAACGATTATGAAATAAAGTATAGTGCATACGACACAATCGGACTAGTTGAAGCAATGTATAAACGTATGATACTGTCGAATGACAATCTATATACATTGCCGTTAACGTCAACCGGATATGTACGTCGTGAAACGAAAAAAGCAATGTATGGATGGGCCAGAAAACATAAGGATATATTTCCAACTATTGATGTTTTCGATCTTCTTGAAGAGGCTTTTCGGGGTGGAGATAATCACGCTAATCGTTATTACTCAGGAACAGTGATACGTGCAGACGGTAAAAAGATTCTGGGAATCGATTCTTATGATAGATCATCATCTTATCCTGACGTTGTGTTGAATTGCGTTTTCCCTATGACACGTTTTGTCTATATCGGATCAATAACGGATAATGGCATAGAGAAGAAACTGGATCGTGGAAAAGCACTATTATTCCGGTGTAAAATCACAGGCATTGAACAGATCGACAAGTTTTACGGAGCACCATACTTGTCTTATTCAAAATGTAGAAATGTTTCACGTGAAACATTGGACAATGGTCGTATTTTAAGTGCAGAATATATTGAAACGACAATGACTGATATTGATTATGAGATCATGAAACGTGAATACAAATGGAAACATATTGAAATAACAGAGTGTTACGAAAGCAAATACGGATCGTTGCCAGAGCCTTTAAAAGGAATTTTTCGCAAATATTATACTGATAAAACAGAGTTAAAAGGAATCTTAGAACAGGAACTTTTCTATAATCTGCAAAAGGCATTGCTTAACGCGGGATACGGAATGATGGTTCAATCGCCTGTAAAACAATCATTAATATTCACAGAATCATCAGAAAATATATATTCAGTTGATGAGAATGTTTCACGTGAAACATTACTCACTAAATATAACAGAACAGCATTCCTGCCTTTTCAATGGGGCGTGTGGGTGACAGCATGGGCACGATTGAGATTAAAAGAGGGGATCAATATTGTTGGAGATCGTTATTTATACAGTGATACCGATTCTGTAAAATACGTTAAAGTTAAAGGTGATAATATAGACCAGTGTTTTGAAGAATACAATAAACAGCGAAAAGAACAAAGTACGGTAAATAAAGCATATGCTACAGACAAACACGGGATAACACATTACATGGGTGTATATGAGTATGAGGATACCTATACAGAATTTTCAACGCTCGGTGCAAAAAAATATGTCTATCGTACAGAGGACGGAATATTACATGCGACGATTGCAGGAGTAAATAAAAAGAAAGCACCGACAGAATTAGAAGAGTACGGTGGAATAGATGCTTTTCGCATAGGTTTCACGTTCTCAAAATCTGGAGGAACTGAGAGCGTATATAACGATACTGTATACGGCGATTATAACGTTAATGACCACACGATACATATAACACAGAACGTAGTTATCAGACCGTCAACATACACAATAGGAATAACAGATGAGTACCGGCGGATTTTGGCAGACGCAAGAACTTTAAAAGAATTTAAAGAAACATTTGACAAGAATTAATATTAGTGCTATAATAATTCATATAATAGAGATAATACAGGGAGGTGAGAACATGAAAATCACAAGAGAGTTAACAGTTAACAAAATTAATGTTATCTGCTACGATCCAGATAACAAATGTGAGATTACAAAAAGAATTAGTCTAATTGGAAATCTCACAGACGATCAGATCAGCAAAGAGATCAAAAAAAGAAATTTTGGAATCGTTATCGATTGGGAGCGAAACGAGGAAGAAACTAAAATCTATGGCATGGATGCAGAAGTATTCTTAATGCACGCAACTTTCACAAAATCACAAAAGAATAAGGAGAACTAAATCATGGCAAAGAAGTATACTATAATTAAATCATCAGGAAATTTTGATACTTATTCAGAGTATGAACTCATCGAGTCACCTGCAATCGTTTCACTTAAAACCGTAGAAAACAAAGGTCTTATCTGTGTTGGAGCGTGGGTGAAATATCTCACAGTTGACAACAGCGGAAATGAAATCACCTGTATTTCAGTTCAGGATGCAAACACAGGAGATGTATTTTCCGGTCAGTCAGCAACTTTTCGGGAGTCATTCGAGGATATTGTCGATCGTGTTTCTGACATGGAAGAAATTCCAGATATGTTTTTCATTGAGGTTCTTCACAGAACATCAAAATCAGGTCGTGACTATCTTATTTGCGCGCTTGTTTCCCCGGATCGTGCGCTTGCCCGCATGGGATATACTGAAAAGAACGTTCCTATGCCGGAGTTACAGAAATAACATGTTATCATTTTATGAAAACAGCGGGTATCTGTCGATACCTGCTGTTTTAGGATATGGACAAAAGTTCAATTACATCTGGGGCGGACGTGGTACGGGGAAAACTTACGGTGCTCTTAAATACTGTATTGAGCATAAAAAAATTTTCGCTTATATGCGATCATTGCAGACACAGATTGATATGATTAAAATTCCAGAGCTTTCACCTTTTAAAAAATTAAATCGCGATCTGGGATGGTCAATATATCCGAAAAGTGTCGGAAAAAATATTGCGGTGTATTATAACGCAGAAATTGACGAAAATGGTAAAATAAAATATACTGGAAATATACTTGGTTATGCTATAGCATTAAATACTTTTGCTAATTTACGAGGTTTTGATGCATCAGACGTTGAGATAGGGATATATGATGAGTTTATCCCTGAAAAACGTGAGCGCAAAGTTGAAAATGCCGGATATGCTTTTAAAAACGCATATGAAACAATGAATCGAAACCGTGAACTTGAGGGTATTAATCCAATACAGTTTTTATTGTTTTCCAATTCCGAAAGTTTATCATGTGATATGTTTATTGAAAATGGTTTAATGGAAAAAGTATCGAACATGGATATTAATAAACAATCTCTGTCCATTATACGTGATAGAGGTATTGGACTTTTTAATTTGTATGACTCACCAATTTCTGAAAAGAAAAAAGACACAGCTTTGTATAAAATGTCTGGATCAGATTCAGCATTTAATAGGATGGCACTTGGAAATGAATTTTATTCAACTGATTATTCGGGAATTAGAAGCATGAACATTAAAGAACTGATACCTCTATGTAAAATGGATGCTATTACAATATATCAGCACAAGAGAAAAGACTTAATATATGTAACACGGCACAGCTCTGGTACACCGCCAGAGTATTCCAATACAGACAAGGATGTGAAAGCTTTCAGACGAGATTTTATTTATTTATGGGATATGTATTTATCAAACAAGGTAATGTTTG